TAAATGTACCACTTGTTGAATCAAAATACACTACTGAATTGTTGACTTTGTTGGAATCATTTAAAGAAGTGCCTGTTGCTGCAAAAGCTGGACCTTGCGGTCCTTGAGTTGCAACTGTAACAACATTAGTATCACCATTAACAGTAACGGTGTTTCTTTCGGTTGTAATACTTACATTACTCATGTTGTAGTGTAACCCTCGCTTACAAATATTGTACCCTCTAAATAATATTGTCTGGAGCCTCCTGCATCAATTAATAACACATCATATTTTAAAAGATCAGGAGTAAATGTAGCAGTTTGAGTGTCAGTAAGAGTAATGCTTACAGATCCAGCAACCCTATCAGTATAAGTAACAGAAAAATCAGCATATTTTGTTGTGCGTGTTTCTTCCCAAACCTGTGCAGCTACAGTAAATCCAGTAAGATTTATTGCAGCGTTATTAGAATCTTTAAAAATAAGCGGAATCGTATGATCCGATCTTCGTTGGAGCGTAAAATTGTATATACCAGGTTCGATTGCCATAATTAAATTTTTATTATGTACATCATAGCTATGTTACTAGGTCTTGTTTCTGATCCTTGATTACCAGTATTTCCAGATGCAGAAAATGTATGTGTATGTGTAGCATCCATACTAAAACCAGCAACAGGGCTAGTAGAAGAACTACCTGTAATATTATTGTTCCCGTCTAACTCTTTTGTAAATACACCACTGGCAGTACCTTGTGATCGATAACCTTCTGATATTCTTCTGACATCGCCAGTTAAAGTGGGAGTTGGATTGCTTGTCGTACCAGAAACACTTATAGAGTGATTATGTGATTTATTATCTTCTGATTGAGAACTACCAATATTTCTATTTGCATCAGTACCAGAACCAGTGGTGTTTACACCTCTAATAAATTGACCTCTTAAGTTAGGCAAATTAAAAGTAGTGCTACTTGCTGAACCATAAGTAGTACCAATTACTGCAAATAAAGCTGCGTATGTAGAACGACTAATTGAGCTACCATCACATTCTAAGTAACCAGTTGGTACACCAGCTTGTGTTCCTGCTAAAGCAAAAACAGCACCAGTAGGTACACCAGCTACAATTTGAAAACTTAAATTACCAGACCCATCTGTCTGTAAAAAACCACCATTAGTTATAGATGAAGGTAATGTAAGCGATATGTCTGAAGTAAGTGCTGGAGGTTTTATAGCAATAGTATTACTTGCATCAGAATCTTCTAGTTTAATGTCTGATCCATTTTGAGTGACTATACCAGTACTTGTAATAACTACACGATTTACACCGCCAGTAGCAAACCCTATTCTATTTGCTGCTGTTCTAAACATTCCTGTATCTGTATCATTACTAAAGGCATATGCTGGAGATCCTACACCAGAGCCATCATCAGCTAATAACTGGCCTGTCATTGAAGCACCTGATTTTTTCATTAAACCTAAATTATCTTCATCTAAATTACCCACTTCATAAAATGTTGCTGCTTGATTAGAAAGAGGGTCAGCCTGATCTCCTCCACTTGTTGCTCTTATTAGTAATTTCTTGGGAGTAGTAGAATTATCAGCTATAAACTCTGCTGGTAAAATAGTTCCTGCTGTATTTCTAGGTCCAAAATTATTGGCAGCAGTAGCTTTTAAAGTATCTTCCATATCTTCTCGAACAACCTGCCCAGAAGCATTAGCTATAGTTTTATCGCCTCTTTGAAATGTGGACATCTAAAAAATACTTTCCTCCATATTACACCCCTTTACCATAACCGACAGCTTGAAAAGTAAATTGTTTATTTATAAATACAGGGTTTTGCGAATCATTTTTAATTTTTATAGTAAAACCAGTTCTTGATACGTTTGATAATTCAAAATAATCGCCACTTGAAGCTCCAACTATTGTTATACCAACTGAAGGTGGAAAAGCATTAGCTCCTCCTAAAGATGACGTTCCAGTGAAAAATGGATTTGCGAATGTTACCGTTTTGCCAGAAGAAGATGTACCAGAATCAATAGGGCTAGTTCTTATTGTGTTATCTGTATGTATGTAAGCTCTTTCTGTTCTTGATTCAAAAGAAGCAATAACCCCTAACTCTTGAACAGAAATATTATGTGCCAACGATTCTGACTCTAATGTTGCTCTAATTTTAAATCCACGACCTTTATAAGTACCGTTTGCAAATGTTTGAAAGTCTGTATATGTAGGAGATCCAGAACTAGGATCATCTTGAGTAACTTTTACCGCTAAAGATGCCGATACGTCATCTATTGTAGGTCCGTCAAAATTACCGTCTGTAGCATAATCATCCCATAAAGTTCCAGCAGGTATTAAAGCATCAACAGTATTAACAAAAGCAAATGTGCAATTCGATGATGAAATAGCACTACCAGAAGCAAGAAACTGAAAAGTATTAGTAGTTAAATTATCTGAAAGTATTTGAAAAACCCCATCTGTAGCTCCTCCCGTCAAAGCAACAAAATTAATATAATCCCCTGCGGATCTTCCATGATTATTGCTTGTTACTTCAATAACAGTTTCAGTTTGACTATTAACAGTAGCAGTTGTTCTTACATAAGTTGCCGTTATTGTTTGTCCACCTTGAGCAAATCCAATAGCTTGAATTGTTCTTTGTAAATTTAAAGAATAGACAGCTTCTAAATCTATAGTTGTTGCAAAATCGTATGTGCCAGTTAAATTTGTTGCTGGATCGGTTAGCTGTAAACCACCACCTACTACAGATACATTAGTTTTAGTTCCTCCAAAAGCTGTTGGGTCAGTATCTTCTCTATCAATTAATATTCTCTGACTATCAATTAAGTCAGGTAGATCAATAATTACACTTGTGGCATTTCGGCTAAAACGACCACCATCATCTTGAAACTTTAAAATGTACTCTCCTTCTAATGCAGGAACATCAGCCATCGTGCTATTACCTGCTAGAGCTGGTATTAAATCAACTGAGTTTTGAAACGTACCACTACCATCAGTTTTACTACTGTGTCTTACATATACTCTTCCACCGTGCAGAACATCTGGATTTACTGCTAAATCCCATCTAAGTCTTATTAGTTTATTAGTTAAAGGCTCAAATGTTAAGTTCTGAACAGCATCAGGTGGTTTCGTCTTACCTTCAGCATTAAAAGTAATTGTACTAGCACTGTTAGATAGCCTTAATGCAGCGTTAAAAGAAAAAACACGGATTTCATAAGTACCTGCTTCATTATTGATTATTTCAATATCAGGTCTAAATACTGTCTCACTTCTCCAGTTTGTATTATTAAATCTGTATTGAACAAGATACTGACTAACACCAGTTCTAACTTCCCAAGAAACAATTATTTTTGATACCGCAAGATTATTTATAATCACAACTTTTTCAACAGCAGCTAATCCACTAGGAGGATCTTTAAGCTCACTTAATAACGATATATTTCTTGTAGGCAGTGCTTCTCCTAATTCAATATTGTTGTACTTACCTTCTTTGTAACTAAGACCAGTGATTATAAAATTTGTACCATCTTGTTCTTCTACACTAATTACTCTAAATAGTTGAGGTTCAAGTGGATCACTTGATAAAGTCCATATAGATTGTGCAGCAGGAGTTTGAGATAGTGCAGAAGATAAAGTAATTATTCCATTTCCACCAGGATCGACACTTGTTGTTGTCTTTTCTTCTACTTTTCCATCAGGTAATAAAACAAAACATTTTTGATTGCTTCCTTCAAATCCACTTAGGTCTTTATTGTTATCAACTGTGATTGTAGTTGTAGTAGCAGATTTTATTCTGCCTGATCTTCTTTCTCCCCCTCTAACTGGATCAGCTACAGATATAACACTTCCAGGTCTTACGACTGCTCCAGCATCTAATGAGGTTGTAAAAGTTACTGTTTCCGATTCTTGCTCTTCACTGAAAACAATAGCCTTGGCTAATCTTCTGGCTTGTTTTCGTGAAGTACAGCCAAATGCTTTTATTGTTTTCTTTACAATTCCATACTTAGCTATTCTTGCAGCTTGAACTGGATCGGAGGTATCATCACCATATACCTCATAATCTACTTCTCTTGAATCCATGTTGAAATAGCTGACACTAACTACAGAGTGCCTTTGTCTTAAACTACTTCCTGAGTAAGAAAAACCTGCTTCGCTTACATTTGACAAACTAAATAAATAACTTGTATCAGTTGGCCTATCTTGTGCAATCGTAATTGAGCCAGCTTGCCATATAGGAAATGCTCTCATTATTCCTGCTAATTCATTAATTAAGGTATATGCCTCGGTAGTTCCTTGAATAGCAGTATTACAACTAAATCTTGCTTCACTTGTACCATCTACTGAATCAGTTAATAACGTATTTGCATATCTAGAAGCTTGAACATAGCTAAATAAATCTATGTTGGAATATAGTTTTGCATCAGTAGATTGATCTGGAGCGATATGATCTCCTAACCCATATCTTTTGTTAGTAAGAAGATCAAGTAATATCATCGCAGGGCAAGTGCACCATACGGCATTTTGCATCGTTCCATTAAAAATGTAATTTTGTGGGTATATTATTCTTCCTGTTGCATTATCAACAGTAGGAGTACCAGAACTATTAGCACCTGGACCTGGTATTCTTACTTTAATACCACGAATACGAAAAGCTCTTTGTGGAACTGAACTAAATTGTTCAGAGCTTATTCGTAATGTTGAATAAGCACAGTTTGGATAAGTTCTAGCATCATCTAATATCTCTTCAATTCTTGTAACCGTAAAAGTATCTTGAATTTGATCGGGGTTACTATCAGCAGTAACTCGTTCAACTCTTACTTTTGCCTGTGTGTAATTAGCAGGTAAAGGTACTCTGTATTCTTTTCCATAGGCATCAGCACTTCTGCCTTTAATTGTGTCAGTAATTTTTACAGCAAACGAGCCATTATTTACTTGCAGTGATATTTTTAAAGTTACTTCTGTTCCTAAAATATCTCCATTAGTTTCAAATTTTTGCAATGATGCAAAAGTAACTGTAACTTCTACTGCATCTTTACCAGTGTCTAAATTAGGACTATCTACGGGAGAAGAAGTTGTGACAGCACTAGTTGAACTAGGAGTTCTAGAAGTTGTTTGTTTTGTAAGTATTTGATTACTGACGTTATTTACAGCAGTTTGGTTATCTTCTCCAAACTTAGGAACGAAAGTTACATCTTGATAACTAAAATCTGTATCTTGTAAACTATTTAATTTTGCAATAAATTCTGCATCTGTTAAATCAGGAGAAACATTTAATATAGAGCTGTCATTTAAAAATATGTCAGCTAAACAAGCATTATTGTAGTTAGCATTATTTCTTGCGATGCCTCTTTTAGATGGTGTAGCAAAACCTTCTATTTCACCCTCTGATAATAAATCTTGTACCGTTGCAAACTCTTTACTATTTAAACTATCTTCTGCCCTAATTGGATCTCTAGGTTTTCTTGGGCCTTTAGCTCCTCTAATAATTTTTGTCATTTTTTAATCCGCTACTATTTGATTAGTGTCAATACCAGCCGATATAACTACCGATCCAGTTACAATCTCTCCGTAACATAAAGGTATGCTAGTTCCTGCTCTTGAAGTATTCTGAACTCCAGAAAAACTAAATGATATTCTAGGATCTTCTTCATTAGTAAAATCTTTTGGTTTTGGCAAAGGAAATAACATTTCACTTACACCCATTAGAGTAAGACCTATACCAGCGTTCATTGCAAAGTTACCTATAGCTCCTAACTCGAAAGTACCCGCAGCTATAGCAGAAAACCCTCCTCCTGAGGCTATTGAAAGACCAATCAATGTGACACCCAATAGAGTTTTACCTACACCTCCACCAGCACCACTGATAACAGGAACTATACTGACACCTTTACTTCCAACAGGACTATGTATATCATCTTCAGATAACTCATAATTATTAGCAATAACTTTATAGTATCTTTGATTCATGTGTGCTTCTAATCCTGGAAAATTAGTAATTAAAAATTTTATAGCATCAGCAGTAGTATTTATAACAGCATCTAACTCCTTGTGACCTACAAAGTCAGCTAAATCACCATAAAGTCTAACTTTCTTGAGCATAGCGATACCTCTTACCAGTACATTTTAACAACCATTCAGAGTAAGGCTCTTTACAAGATAGTCTATCTGCTAAATGATGTAAAACCATATCTCCGAGAAAAATAGCTACATGATTTAAGGTTGGGTGCATTATTGACATTAATAATACATCGCCTTCTTCGCATGGTTCGTCTGGTCTAAGTTCTCTAAAACCTGTTCGCCAAGCATAACTTTCAAACAGTGGATCGAATAAAAATTCATCAGGTGTCATAGTTCTTTCATAATCTTTTAAAATTATTCCTTTTTCTTCTTTATACCAATCAACAACTAATGACCAACAATCAGTAACACCCCAAACCCATTCACGACCCAATAAAGGTGCTTTATACCCCGTAGGTTCTAGATACTCCCATTTACCAGTTTGAGGACTCACAATATACCACGGTAAATTACTTTTTTCACAGCTAACTTTATCTGCCTGACTAGGTTCTGGTGAAGCCATTGGGTGACTATGTATAACAGCAGTTATCTCGCCTAAATTATCTGCCTTTACATAATCTTCTGGATCGAGAATAAAACATTGATGATCTGTAATTGCAATATTATTACAAGGATAATACCTCTGTTTGCCTCGAATATTAAGTAATAAACCTACAGATTCTTTAGGATTTTGGTCTTTCGCATGAACCAATGCGTCATCTTGCCAACTCATTGAACAAACGTACCAATAGCAGGAAATAACGCTCTAGTACATTGTCTTTTTGGTAATCTTACTCCAGCCAAATCGCTGACTGCACTCAATTCAAATTCAACTATTTCTCTATTCTCTGTTGCTTTTCGATCCACTAAATAAATCTGTCTTTCAAATTCAGCGTTAGGATCTGGTGTTCCAAATGGATTGCTGCCTCCGCTAAAGTTTGCAGCATCAAGAAACTGTGCCATTGTAGTAATTCTAGTAAATACTGCTCCTGTCAAGTCGTTTCCAGCTTTACCTGCTCTTGCATTTATTCTATTTAACAACTCAGAAATAGTGCCGAGAGCGTTACTAACAATAATTTTAGGTCTAGGTATTTGACCACGCTGATAAGCAAAACCAGTTGCTTCTACGGGAAATCTTGTATATGTATCACCAGCCCATACTATATCGCCATTTCCATTAGTATTTGTTCCTGAATGAAATCTTTGAGTGCTTACCTCTCCATGAAAATTATTATTTAACTCAAGTGAAAATAATTCAATAACAGAAAAGGGATTTAATTTAGATATATCTGCAAATACACTGCTAAACGCAACGTATCTGACATTATTATCGTAAGCTACTTCTCCTATCTTACGAGGCCAAGATGGTTCGCTACTGCCAGTTGTTCCTGCTTGTGTGACTCTAAAAAATAAACCTGTTACTGGGTTTGTAGGAGAAACTATTTCATTTAAAGATACAGAAGTACTGGCACTCCAAGCAGTAGCAGCACTCATGGTTCAAACACCTCTCTAAATGTGGTTTGTATTGTTGCTCTGTTTAAATATGGAATTGATTTAGACCATGACTCACATACAAATTTAGAAGAACTAGCTTCACCTGGAGGAGTAAAGTCAAAACTGGTGGTGTCATTTGCTCTTGCGTCTAAAAATGTTTCTATAGTATCTGCGTCTGTTTCTGATACTTCAAAAGTAAAATTAAATATTTTTGGATTTTGATGTTCTGGTAATCCAAATAAGACTCTATGTTCGTAACCATCAGCAAAGCGAACTATTCTAGTATTAGGCTGTGATCTTTTTTGTTGTCCGTATGTTGGAGTAATTGAAGGAAAAGTAGCCATTATGCAAGTAAACCTCCTGGTCTTTTTTGCTGTACTAATTCAGATTGTACCGCTACAGATATAAGACGACCAAGTTCTCTACCTTGTTGTTCATCACCTTCAATAGAAGAACCAGAAGCATCTACGTTTACTATTACATTTGTTGAACCCATAGCATGATTTGGAATTATTGTACCTGCTCTATCTGGCATAAATAACTCTGGTCCTCTTTCTCCTACGATTGAAGGTCTACCAATAGGAGGTCTACCACCATCGGCAAATTTCATTTTCGGTTGAACAGCCGAAGTGCCTACCTTATGTCTACTTAAAATATTTGCACTAGTTCCAACTCCTTGTTGACGCATACCCATTGGGTTACTACTCATGCCACCAAACATACCGCTAAACAAACCCATAATTCCTGATCTAATTTGTGCTGCTAATATTTGTGCTGCCATATCCAAGAAATGATCTGCTGTGCGTTGAAATAGATTTCTTAAAGCTTGTTGTGCTGTCATAGAACCACTTACAATACCCTTAAATGATTCTGCAAAAGAATCTCCAATACTTTTACTTAAAGAATCAATCTGTCTTAAAGGATCAAGTAATTTATTTAATTCATCAACAGGAGCTTTGATAATTGCTTGTCTTTCTAATTCTGCATTAAAATCTCTTTGAATTTTTAACCTTTCTAAAGCAAGAGCATTTTGTGCCCTTTGTTTTGCTAAAGCATCTTCACCTCGCTTTTTAGCAGCCTCATCCATAGTAAGAGAACCACTTGTAATTGCAGATATTCCTTTACCTCTAAATGGATTTAGTTTACTTAATTGTCTTTCTAAGAAATTTAGTTTTTTAGCTTCTTGTTTAATAATTTGATTATTTTTATTAATAATCCCTTCTAATAATTGATCTTCAGCAGCAGTAGCTCCTTTTGTTTTTAAAGTATCTAAAGCTCTTTGAGCCTGATTCAAACTTAATTCTTTAGATAATCCAGGCAAAGCATTTATTAATGAAGCATTATCTTTTAGTCCTGCAAAAATATCAAAAGTAGCTTCTGATCCAAATGTTTGTGTTAATGCAATTCTTGCTGATGCTTCAAATTGTTTAAATGCTTTTAGTGCTTCAAGTGCTTCATCTTTTGTCATTCCAAGAGATTTAGCAAATTCAGCTACTTGTTTTGAAGAGAATAATGAAGTTCCACCTGTAGCTCGTATTGATACGTTTAAATCATCAACAGCTTTGTTAAAAGCTATGGCTTTTTCTATTTGAGCAGCGATAGCAGTAGCAAAGATAGAAGCAGCAAAACCACCTCCAGGTGCAAGTGCTCCTCCAGCACCACCAGCTACAGCACCGAATGCAGAACTTATACCACCAGCACCGAATAAAGCAGGAAAACCTCCACCAATTAATGCACTACCAACACCACCTTTGATTCGACCTCTCATGCCACCT